GGCAAATTCTTTTTAATTTGTCCTTAAACCAATCTTCCGTGTCAATTAGGTTGTTTGCTTGTTTAATATTGTGAATTGCGGTGGTATGGTCTTTAGTGCCGGTGTATGCGCTTATCTCTTTTAGGTTCAATTTAGTGTATATTCGCAACATAAATAAAAAATACATTAGCGGAAGTCGAGCCGATAATGTGTTTAGTGGTTAAATAATAGCCCTCGATAGCTGGACTCTATTGGGGGCTTTTTTATTTTATGACATACGGAGAAAAACTAAAAAGTCCTGAATGGCAAAAGAAACGTCTTGAAATTTTACAACGAGACAAGTTTACCTGTACAATGTGCGGTTCAACAGAAAAGCAACTGCACGTACATCACAAGGTTTATATCTACAAAAATGACCCTTGGGATTATGAAAATGAATTTTTAACTACATTATGTTTAGAGTGCCACGAAGAAGAGGAGTACTCTAAGTATTTTGTAAACAGAATTATTAAATTTCATATTTACAAAGGATTAACTTACAAAGAATTAAGACCACAAATTAGTGAGCTTATGCATAAGTATGTTAAAATACAAGATGTTACTTTTGACGAACTACAAAAATTTACTGAATATGTCTAAAGATACTTTTTACTTTTCTCACGACTATAATTGCCGTAATGACGAAAAGATTAAATTCCTTATTAGGAAACACGGAATGCTCGGTTATGGGGTATTCTGGGCAATCATTGAAGACCTTTACAATAATGCAAACGCATTGCGAACGGATTGCGATGGCATAGCTTATGACCTGCGAGTGCATAGCGAAGTTGTGCATAGCGTATTACACGACTTTGGTTTATTTGTATTTGAAGGCGAAAACTTTGGTAGTATGTCTGTACAAAAACGCATAGACGAAAGGGATAGTAAGAGCAAGAAGGCAAGTCAAAACGCCCGTAAACGTTGGGTTTCTAATGTAAATGATGCGACCGCAATGCCACCGCATAGCGACCGCAATGCTATAAAGGAAAGGAAAGGAAAAGAAATAAAGGAAATAAAAGAAATAATAGAGCTTCCTTTTGTTTCTAAGGAATTTGAAAAAATGTGGTTTGATTGGAAGGATTACAAGAAAAAACAATTTAAGTTTACATATAGAACAACACAAAGCGAACTTGCTACCTTACAAGAATTAACAAAATTATCAAACGGACAAGAAGACATTGCTATAAAAATACTTAATCAGTCAATGGCAAATGGTTGGAAAGGTCTATTTAACCTAAAAGAAGATGCAAAAAGAACTTCAGATAATCAACGAAAGCTTGATAAACACGAACTTGAAAACCTTAAAAACTACAACTTTATCCACTCTACTTCCTACGAAGCAAGAGATTATGACCGCATTTTCGGGCGAGAGGGTTCGCAATCTGAACTCTACCATATTTAAACAAAACCTTGTTTATTTAATGCAGCTTGTGGGTATTAACAATCCTGGCGAAGTTAAGTTAGCAATCTTAGAGGATTGGATAAGAACCGAGTATGGTGGCTTTACAATAAACGAAGTTAAAGTAGCGTTTAAGCAAATGGTAGCCAATGACTTTATAGACCATTACCAAAATTTTAGTCCTGCATACTTTAGTCAGGTAATGGATAGGTACAAGAAAAAAGCAAACGAAGTTAGAAAAATGATGCCACAAGAACGAGTAGAAGCAATCCCACACTTAACTGACTTAGAGATAATTGATTACAGTTACCAAGAATACAAATTGTTGGAAAATCGAACATTTGATAGGGTGTTTAATCCGTTAAGCGTATTTACAAAGCTAAACGCTACCGGCATAAAGAAGTGGACTAAAGAAGATGGAGCAGAAGCTAAAAAGAAACTTATGGAGATTATAACTTACAAAGCAAATAGAATGGACATAATCAGCGCAAAGCAGTATCGTGACGAATGGACTGAGCAATGGTTAAAGAATCAAGCCAGAGCAGTAGCGGTTGCTCTATTTTTTGATTTGCAAATTAAAAATGGTAAAGTTTCATTTTCTTAATATAGTTTTGTAATATGACGGCAAACGAATTAACCAAAGAAGCAATAAAAACCCTGAATAAAAACGGGGCATTTGTATGGCGAAACAATAACCTTGCCGTAAGAGGTAGAACATTTATAGGACTTAAAGGAGTTCCAGACGTAGTAGGATTTACTAATCAAGGCATAGCCGTTTACTGCGAAACCAAAGCAATAGGCGACAAACTAAGCACTTACCAAATAGCATTTTTAAATTTAGCAAAGGCATCAAAATGTTTATGCTACATAGCAACTGAGGAAAATGGTAAACTTACATTAACTGAATATGAACCGCAATAGCATTATAATTCAGTTTTGGGATAGCACCGAACTAAAAGATGCTATTAGTAAAATGCAGCCTGAAGAGTTGCAAGATGATTTACGCAGCGAACTATTTAAGGTGCTATGTGAAATGGAAGAAGAAAAGCTAATTGATATGCACAAGCGCAATGTATTAAAGTTCTATTTAGTTAGGACTATGATTAATATGATGCAAAGTAATACAAGCCAATTTTACAGAACTTATAGGAAGCCTTTAAACGCAGAGGTAGAATTACACGATAGAGATGAGGATTTACTTAACCGAGTAGAAACGGAACTAAGTAAACTGCATTGGTTTAGTAGCGACCTACTTAGGCTTTATGCTATTAACCATAACTGCAACGCAAAGGAATTAAGCAGGGTAACAGGCATACCTTATATGACAATCCATAGGGTATTAAAACTAACTAAGCGTGAACTTAAAAAACAATTAAGGAAATGAGTATTATATTAACAGAAGAAATACTCTTTAATAAAATAAAGAAATTAATACCTGACTTACAAAATAGGCATCCTTTAAGTTATAGAGATGGTTACAGTCCTAAGTATGATTTATCTATTGAATTAAAATGTAGAAAAGAACATTATAAATTATTAATTATAGAAAAAATTAAGTGGGATAAATTAATAGAACACCCAAATGTAAGATATATAAATAGCACACCCGTAGGCATTTATTCTTTTAATTTAAAAACTATTGAAGCTCCAGAATGGTTTAATAAAATGCTACCTGCGCAAACAGAATTTGCAAACAAAGAAAAGATAAATAAAAAAGTAGGGTTGTTAAATATTGAACAAGCAAAAGAAATAACGGAACTATTAAATAAATAAATATGGTATTAATAATATTAGCATCGATATGCTTTGCAATATTCTTTGTAGAGATACACCAATTTCATAGGAAGTGGAAATTAGATTTCAAGCCCTTTAGTTGCACAAGTTGTTTAGCAGCTTGGACAGGTTTAGTTTTATATTTACTACCTGCAATATGTACCGATGTTATTGCGTTTGTATTTATACCGGGTGCAGTTGCTCCAATGATTTCAAAAATAATGTGGAACTTATGGAAATAGAACATCGTCAATACTTAGACCTGCATAGACCTAATTACGAAATGGTGCAGAACGGATATGTTAGAAATATAGATTTAGACATACTAAAAATGTACGAACATATTTACCGAAAGTATATGAGTCCAGATTTCATTTTAACTGTATGGTGCAGCCATTGTATTTTTGATATGATTAAAAGGCTTTACGAATGGTACGATTTACAACCTAAAAAATAAAAGAATGGCAAACTTTATCCACCCTACCGCTATTATTGGCGACAACGTAATTATCGGAGATGGCAACTACATTGGAGCTTATTGTATTATAGGCGACAAAGCAGAGCATAAGAAGTTCTGGAATGCAGAAAAAGGCAAAGTATACATTGGAGATAACAATGTTATTACAGGACTTGTAACTATTGATGCAGGAACTGAGATAGATACCTTTATAGGCAATAATTGTTTTATAATGAAACACTCACACATAGGACACGATTGCACAATTTTAGACAATGTAACAATTAGTTGCGGAGCTAAAATAGGCGGACACTCAATAATTGAGCAAGGTAGCAATATAGGACTTAACGCAGTATTGCATCAATTTGCAAACGTAGGGGAAAATTGTATGATAGGCGCAAGTGCTTTTCTTAAAGGCGAAGCTAAAGCTAATACTAAATACGCTGGAGTACCTGCAAGAGAAATAGGCTCAAACATAAGATAATGAAAGTAGCAATCTTATTACTAACACAAAACAGGCACGACTTAACGCAGCGTGTAATTAACCAAAACTTTTTTAACTCTGGTTATAACGCAGATTGTTTTTTAATAGACAACGGAAGCGACACGCACGAAACGTTTAACTATCCGTTTACGGGTTATGACCTATCAAAAGAAAAGCGAGGCATAGCAGCCGGAGTTAATGCAGGTTTAAGAATGACCGAGAACTACGATGCGGTTTGTTTATTAGCTAATGATATTTTACTACCTGAAAATTGGTTGTTAAAATTTGTACGTTACGCACAATTAATAAAAAAAACAGGCATAATTGGTATTCATTGTGTAGAGGAATTGCCACCCTTTGTAGACGGGATACACAAAACGCACACACCATTTGGCGATAACTTTATTACTCGTGAGCTTATAGACAATGTAGGCGGTTACAATGAAGCTTATGACCCTTACGGAATGCAAGACAGAGATTACGGGGAACGAGCAACCATTACAGGCTTTACTAATTACTACCTGCCGGATATGAGGTCGGAACACATAGGACACGATGTCGGCAACGGCACGGAGTATCGTAGAATGAAAGACGAAAGTTTAGCAAGGGCGCAAAGCGTATGGGATAAATATCAAGACATATACCACAACCAAAACAATATAAGATGCGAATACTCTGCATAACTTCTGCGAACTCAGGTGTAGGACTGCACCGAATTATGATGCCAATAGTACACTTAGAAAAGGAGTACGCACTTATTACCGATGTACTTAATGACGAAATACTTGAGCAAGGGTGGGATATTGTGTTAATGAATAGGATGCTAAACGAAATAAACGCAACGCAAATGGATGCGTGGCGAACTAAGTACGGGTTTAAGTTGGTTGTAGATAACGATGACTATTGGAACTTAGAGCCAAGCCATTTGTTATATGAGCGTTATATTTTAAATAACATACCTGCACAAATTATAAGCTATATGCAGATAGCTGACCTTTGCACCTGCACACACGAAAGGTTAGCAGCCGAGATAATCCAGTACAATAAGAACGTTCACATACTGCCAAACGCTTTACCTTATGGGCAAGAGCAGTTTATGGATAACAAGACCGAAGATAGCCGAGTTAGATTATTCTGGAGCGGTAGCGGAACGCACGAAAAGGATATAGAATTACTAAAGCAACCCTTTAAGCGTTTGCAAGGAATGAATATAAGAACTGTAATAGCAGGGTACAACGACGGGGAGAAGCCTATTTGGGATAAGATGATAGCATCGTTTACTTGTGGACTAAAGCTTAACCCTACTATTTATAACTACGCAAGAGTGACTGAATATATGGGTGCATACACAGATAGCGATATTTCAGTTATCCCTTTAGTAGATAGCAAGTTTAACGCTATGAAGTCAAACTTAAAGGTATTAGAAACCGCAGCTAAAAAGAACCCGGCAATAGTTAGCCACGTTAATCCTTACTATGATTTACCTGTACACTATGTAAAAAGCCAAAAGGATTGGTATAAACATATACGAGATTTAGTAAATGACGAGGCTATGCGTAAGGAAAGCGGACAAAACCTTTTTGAGTTTTGCCAAAAGAATTATAACTTCGAGGCAATAAATTTAGACCGAAAGTATATTTATAATAAACTAATTTCTCATAGTTAAATTTTTTAATTATTAATCAACGGAAAATTTAATGGGGAAGCTATGAGAAAACACACACAAATTTATTTGCAGGGGATGGGTTATAAAACAACGGACTTTATCCCCTGTGAAGTGTGTGAAGCACAAGCGGTAGATGTTCATCATATTGAGGCGAGAGGTATGGGTGGAAACAAAGAAGCAGATGTAATAGAAAACCTAATGGGACTTTGTAGGAAGTGCCACATAGAATACGGAGATAAAAAACAATATAAAGAGTTTCTAAAAGACATACACGCAAAGAATTATGGCAAAGATTAAAGAGAACAATAACAAAGTTAGCTTCGGTAAACGCAAAAGAGGCTCTGCAAAGAAGTCCTTTAATAAGCATAACCCAAGACC